TGTATAGTAGGATTACCGTAAGCGTCTATTTCACCACCCATTCTTCTATCCATGTAATCACCATAAACTTCTTCCATTTCTGTGGGAGTTAACATTTCAAATAGTGATTGAGATACTGGTAGTCCATCATAAGTTAATTTACCGCCTTCTAAAACACTTTTTTGATCTTTTCCAAAAATGTTTTTATAATCTCTATCTGAAAAAAATTCTCTGTTTACTGTCATATTTTTGTCAAGAAGGCCACTGCCAGCTAAAATATTTAAAAGTGGTCCTGGTAAAGTGTTAGGGCCAACATCTTTTAAACTCCTGTTTTGAAAAGTTTCTAAATTAACGCCAGAAAATCTATCGTTTTTTTCTAAAGCTCTACTAAGTAGATCTGCAGTAAATTTATTTGGACTAAATTTAGAACCTGGCATTCCCATTTCTTTTCCAATACCTTCAAGACCTAATGTAGGGTCATAACCAAGAGCTTGTAGATCTGCTAATTCTGTAGGACTTAAACCAAAAGGATTATTAACTCCAAACTTACCACTCAATATATCTCTAATTCTTTGTTGTCGTTTTTTTCTATCTGCCTTTTTAAGATCAGACATTTCTCTTCTAGTTTTACGAGCATCTTTTTTCATCTGCTCTACTCTTTTCTTTTCTTTTTCTATTAAATCTCGTCTATTTTGTTGATCTGTTCCATAAAAAGGATCTTCCTCTCTTTTTTTTCTACGCTCTTCATATCCAGAATCTTGATACCCGCCACCTCTGTCTCCAACTTCAGGACTAGTGTCGCTGGTTTGTCTGTCACCATAACTTTGACCGGGATCACCATAAGTTCCTCTATCTCCTTGTGAGTCTAACGATATAATACCTTCTGGACCTTCATTAGGTCCTTCTTTTAATGATCCGTGTATGTCTTCTTTTAATAATAAATCTTTTTCTGCTTTTGTAATATAAGCTAATTCTGTAGATGGTTTATCTGGACCGGACTGCCATTTTACCGGAACATCAGAAACAGTTTTTTGTTTACCAAGATAGTTTTTAACACCACCTTGCATAACAAAGTTTCCGTCTTTTAACATCTGTCTTGCTTGTTGTGCTCTAGTTATAGCCATTATTCGTCTGATCCTGCTCCTAATGGTGGCATGTCTGCCACTTTAATTTTTACAGATCTTGTTACATCCTCATATACAGTGTCTGTATTTGGATCTGCAATATCGTCCTCTGCCTCTTTGTCAGAGTTATATTCATAATTTGTTTTTTTATTTCTTAATACTACTTCAGTTTCACACTCAACAACCGGTACTTTTTTACCGTTAATTATCTCGTATCTAACTGATGGTGGTTCTGTAAATGCCATATTATTCCCTTGTTATTTGTAGCACAGAAAACACAATATGTAACCTATTTCCTGATGCTGCTGTTGCTTTTATAACCTCTCCCTCTGTAATAACAAGAGGGTGTGTTAGTAGTTCCTCGGTTGCATTGGCTGAAATAGCCTTTGTTTTAAACAAACTAAACACGTTTGAAGAAGTATCTGTTAATGTCAAAGTTATACTGTCAGCGTTACCTGAATCTTCAGATACTAGTATTGATTTGATTATACTAGTTGTTGCAGTTGTAGATGTACCTGCTGCTGGACTTGTATAAACAACAGTCTCAGCTGTGCTTGTTAAATCTACCTTTGAATTTGTATATATATTAGCCACTTAAAAACCAAGAGAATCTCTCTTGCTCCTGTTTTATCTCGTCTAAGAATGTTGAATTTAATTGTTCTTTCATCAAACTTAATGCACGATTTATTTGTTTTTGGTTAGAAAAATCATATTGTTCTTTTGGTTCTGGTATTCTAATTGCTATCTTTGCCATTATCTTCTTCCATCATTTTGAATATCTAATCTTAAAGTTCCAAATCTCCAAGACTCACTAGTTGAATCATTTTCTATTTTAACGCTTACAGATCTACCTCTAGCTCTTGTGTCTTTTTTATCTGTGCTAGCTGTTATAGTAAAAGGACTCAAAGCTGTTTGACTAGATGTTTGTTGTGGATATCTTTTTACATTTAAAGTTACTTTTGCGTTACCTGCTAATGTTTTAAAATCTGGCACAAATCTTCTCATGGCTAAAAATAGTTCTCCTGATATCTTAGGACCCGATGCTCTTCCTTGTGCATTCCTTTGTCTTTGTTCTAAGTCAATGTCAAACGATTGTATAAATGATGTAACAGTTGTTGTAGTTCCATTTGGATTTACTTGATCAGTTCCTACCTCATGTTCAAAATATGTGGTTTGACCTAAACCATCTTGACCTACAATGACAGGAAATGTACCATCTGCAGTTGAATCATACTTTGTTGCAAAAGGAGTTGGATAAACATTTGAGTCAATCCAACTTGTTCTAGCTTCTGTCCCTGTATACCAAACACCACCGGGCACACCTGCTGATTCACCATAATTAAATACAACATATTTATCATTATAATCAGATCCAGATGATGGGTAATACCAAGTAATTTCTGTAAACAAATTATTTAATCCTGCTGCAACCTGTTGACCTTTTGTTGTATCAAAATTATCATAAACAAAATCCTCAACACTACATGGTATGGATTTAACCGTACCATCGTAAAGAAAGAAACCTTTAGAGCTTAACCAAAAAGCAGATCCATCTATTTCGATAACAGCGTTTTGACCTATCAATCCACAGTTTGTACCTACTTGATCTAATCTAAATGTAAAAGGCGCTCCAATAAATGTCATGGTATATAAAGCATTGTCTGTCCAAACTAGAATAACTTCTTTTGCTTTAAGTGCTCCAATAATTTTTGTACCATCTTGTAGTCTTAAAGTTCCTGCAGTATTAATAGCAGAAGGAGTGTATGTATTTATATCTTCTTGATCCGAGAATCTTATAAACATATCATCCTGTGTGGTTGTATCACCAATAGTTGTTTCTGTTCCAAAGTGTAATAAGTGTCGAGTTGTTGGAGATATCAAACTAACTCTTGTAGCTGTTGGATTACTACCCGTTGCAAATCCAGATGTTGTCGTAGAAGCTCTTGTTTCTAATGGCGTAGATGCTCCAGCATTCCATGTAAAGGTTTTACCATTCATTATTGTTGCCACCAATACCTGTCCAAAATTATCTAATGACCATAAACCTGGTTCTAGAGTAACGTCTGATGCAGACGCTGCTTCACCAAAGTTTCCATTACCCCATCCTGCAATACCCCAACCATAACCATATGATTGTGCTCTTGGTCCTACAGGCTCATAAGGTTTAATACTTAAACTACCACCTGTCGATACTGTTGCACTAGCATTTGATGATTGAGTTATCGTAAATGTACTCGTTGTTGGAACTGTTATTACTTGAAAATTTTTATCTTCAAAGTCTGAAGCACTAAATCCTGTACCACCTGGTAATGTAACACTAGCAAGTTGCACTATATCTCCAACTGATAATCCGTGCCCTGATTTTGTAATTGTGCATGTTGGTGATGCATTTGTAGTTGCAATAGTTGCACTTGTTAAAGTTGTTTTTAATGGTGTGATGTCATACAATTTGCCTTCAAAGTATAACAATAAAAATTTATCTGTTCCAATAGCCACATATCTATTACCAGCGATATCAACAAAAGCATGTTGTGCTCTTGCTACACCTACTATTGTATCTGTTACGAGAGATGACCAACCACCAACTTTTTCTGGTAGTCCATATCTAAATCTAACATTATCAGAATCAATCCAACGATTTTCTGCTCCTGATTCAGTATTCTGTTTATCTATACCGGGTTTAAATTTGTACTCAACTAGAGCCATGGTCCGTGCTCCTATATGTTATCTTTGTAAGCCCAACCTCTTGATGAATTAACAAATACCAAAGTAAAGGCAGAGCCATTTGTTGATACTGTTAGATTAGAGGCTGCACCTAAAATATTGGAACCGTTTCTGGCTATGGTTAGATTGTTTGATGCTAAGTTAGCACCACTATCTATAAAAGTCACTTCTGACCCTACACTTGGTGATGCTGGTAAAGTTATTGTTACAGCTGATCCGATACCACTTCCAGATGTATCAACCAATAATTGATCACCCTCAACAGCAGTATAAGCTCCAGGAACTGTATAATATCCTTTTTCTCTTATACCCAGATTTATATTTGTGCCATCTGAATATACCAAACATTTTGATCCTACAGGTATAGCCACACCAGTTCCAGATACAGTCTTAACTGTTAATGTACGATTACTAGATCCTCTAGTAGTTGCGTCTTCAACGATAAAAACTCTTTCTGCAGAGTCTGGCAT